ACGCCCTTTGTTCCACTATAGTGATGACAACAATAAGGTGCAGTCTCGTACTCGTAATCGTTTAAATTACCACGCTTATAGTCTATGTATTTACAAGCGTCTACTATCAGTCTAATCAATTTCTTTTTCATCTGTCTGTGTTATTAGGTTATACAATTCCATTGGTTTTATCTGAGTCCACTTACCCTGTCCATTGAGCCTGTAGAAATTTCCACAGGCATCAATCCTTACCAACTTGCCCTCGATTACTATTGCTTTTGCTTCCATAGTTTTAATCTTTATTTAGGTGAAAATTAATTAACATAACACTGCTGAATATTAATGTTATCCAAACAATATTACCACTCAATGCGAATGCGTAAATCGTACTTATCGTACTTGCTAATAGCAATACAAAGATTGCCCAATAATTAAACTTTTTCATAATAATTTGGTTTTAAGTTTCCGTTTCGACCTTTTGGTCTCATCAGCACAAGCACTCACTTGTGGACGGAGGGCATCCGTCCGTTTGAACGGACACCCGGAGAGAGGGCATCCGTCCGTTTGAACGGACACCCACAAATCATCTCTCAGTGGCTCTGCGTAGGCTCGTAGTGTAGTGAGCAGAAAGCCTATTGTATTGGTCAACCCATTGCACAACCTCAGCGTTAATCTTACCGGTCATTAGCATCTTTCTGAACGCCTTTGATAGAGTAACAATCTCATCAACCTTAGCTTCATTGCCATCGTACATATACAAGAGTATAGATTTAATCTTCTTGATGAATCCTGCGTACGTGCCGTTTGGCTTGTTGATAGCGTAATTCATCAACTCATACATAAGCCTATAGCGAAGATTAATGCTTCTAACTGATTCCACTCGGTTAGGTAGGCGGAACTCAATTCTATCGTCCATAATCTTACAAACGTGATACTTACTGCTTGACGTATGTCCAACCCAATCACCATGATAATCACTTGTATTCATCATCAAGTTTCCATAGCAATATGAATTGCGTAATCTGAATCGCCATAGAGCGTAGATAATACCCGCATATGGTCTTAGCTTATCAGCCAAGTCTTGTCCGCTCATACCAACGCAAGAAAGAGTAATGTGACCACCACATCTTTGATTTGATGGTGAGTATCTATCTTCGATAATCTTACTTGCTTCAGAGAACATACCAAGCACTTTGTTACGCCAAACTGATTTGTCCACCAATGGTAGCAAGTTAGTCACTGCTTCAACTCCACATGATGAATCGTACTCGAAATGACTGAATAATGGATATTCTTTGACTGCTCCACGATGAAAGGTATTCTTCTCAATCTCAAAGCCTATCGCAAACTTTGACTGAAACTCGCCCTCATCATTGGTAAAGGTAGTCAAGTCACGTGTAGCCCTCGGTAAATGAGTCAAGTCACGCTCAAACTCAGTCTTGTTTAGCTTTCTGAATGGTAGACCGATTCTACTCGCTTCATGGTATCTTAGCATTCGACCTCTGTTCGAATTGCCCTCAGCTACATAATTAATTCCTTGTATCATAACTATTTGGTTTTTGTAGTCCGTTTAAACGGACATGGTTAATTTATTAAGCTAATTGTATTATAATTTCATCTGAATCATCTGCAGGATATATTGCACCATCATCTTCACGCTCAAATACCATAGTCTCATCGCCAAAAAATACTTCTACAGCATCTTGTTCTTCTTTGCATCCATTGATAACCTTGCATCCCTCAAGAGAATTGTCAAGGATGAATTGCTCGTATCCATACTCAGAACATACATCGAATGAGCATAATTTGATTCCGTTTGCATTTTGAATTGTAATTGTCATAACTATTTGTTTTTTATTGGTTAAGACTCAAGTCCGTCCGTTAGAACGGACTCAAGTTTCGTCTATTCAAGACTCGTCAGTTAACCTATGAATTTAGTTCTACTCTCATCTCATTGAACGAACGACTAACCATTGGAGGAATCTTATCCTCATCGCCACTGATATGAATTTGCCCGTCAGCAGTCAAACGCATAGAAACACCTTTGCCATCGTCAAAGCACTCGCCTTTGATAGCGAACGTCATCAGAGTAGTAGATGTAGTTTCAACCTCAGCATCATCGCCATCAGTCTCAACAGCCTTAGCGTACTTTAGTAGATTCTTGATGCTTCTCGAAGCAGTCTTGTCGTTTTGGTTTTCTAGCTTCGTACATTCTCTCTTGTACTTAGTGATAGTGTCATTAGACTCATCACGTAGCTTACCAACCTTAACCATGTCGTAAAAGAATGATTTGTTGTAACCGAATATTTGCTTGTGAAATTCTTCGGTAGTCATCACTACACCAATGTAATCCATCTGTTGCTTACATTCGGCTGATTTGAAATACTCGAAAGTTTTGTAAATCTTGTGAGCCAATTTGATTTGCTTGTCAAACGTCTTTTTCTCTGAGTCTTGTAACTCAGTTACTAACGTCAATGCACCATTGAACTCATTACAATTGTTTCCTAACAATTCCTCGAAAATTGGATTAATTTGTCTCATAATTACTTGATTTTTAGTTATTTAAGTTAAATTATCGGAGTACGTTTCTCGGACTCACTTTACAAATATAGTTTAATTCTCGTACAATACAATACCTAAACGTATTTTTTTTCATTTTTTTTACATCTCTTGTCTAATCTCAGTATATACTTGAGATGTGGACGGAACAAATCCCCAAGAAAAGTTTAACGTGCTTTTGCCCGGGAATGGGCTGTGCATCCTTTCTTTGCATCTGTTAAGATATTCTGCTCTAATTTTCAGTCTTAAGTCCGTTTCAACGGACAAAGCAGTTAATCATGGTGAATCCGAGCATTACAAACGTGAATCCGATACACTCCGACAAACGTACTGCAAGGCTTGTAGATGTACGGCAGTAAAACGGCAAAAAATCCGATTGCACCGAGCAAAAACACACCCCCACCCCCAAGAAAAAAATCGGTTTTCTGAGGGCGACCGACACGCTGCACGCGACACATAACCTTTTAGTTCTATATATCTAATTTTTTTTATACCTTTACCCTGTGTATGAAATAGAAATACAAAATAGAATCAAGATAGGTTTTTGTTTAGGCTTTGCTTATTTTAGTTCTGATGAGCAATATGATTACTCTGAGTTTATTTTATACTTAGGACTTATTAGTGTGCATTATAAAAATTACGTTGACGATATTTAAGGTTCATTGTGTTTGATGAGAGGTGAATGGGTAGTGACGTTCACTTCAAAGAAGAGGGTTAATCCCTCTTTTTTTATTTATATTTTAATTATCGACATATACTATGATGTTTTAATGTTATTTTTTTTTCTTTAACTATCTGATTATCAATACTAATGTTAATAATGTTGATTTTATTTTTATTTTAGAGTAAATAAAAAAATATATAAAGGGATAATATATATATATATAGTAGGGGAGGAAAAAAAGTATCATTACTACATTTTGGAATAAAATAAAATATACTATCTTTGCGTAAATCAAATTTAATATACAATGAATCCAAAAGAATTACACTTTGCTGATGAGGGTAGAAAAAAACTTTTCAGCGGACTAGAAAAAATTACTAACGCAGTAAAGAGCACTCTCGGTCCTAGAGGTAACACAGTGCTAATTGAATCAGAAAATCATACTCATGGAATCACCGTTACTAAAGATGGTGTTACAGTTGCTAAGTCTATTAGCTTGCTTGACTCTGTGGAAAATCTTGCAGTACGTATTGTAAAGGAAGCTTCGGAAAAGACAGCGACTAATGCCGGTGATGGTACTACTACTGCAATCGTATTATCGCAAGCTTTATCTCTTGCGGGTAATGAAATGATAAAGTCCGGTATGAATAAGACATTAGTTCTTAGAGAGCTAGTTGAAGCGACAAAGGTTGTAGTGGAAAATCTTAAGAAGATGAGTAAGCCTGTTGATAATAATAAGCTTGAGGATGTTGCTACCATCTCTGCTAATAATGATTCGTATATAGGTAATATAATATCTAAAGTATATAATTCAGTTGGTACAGATGGAATAGTTACGGTTGAGAACTCTCAGTCTTCTGAAACATATTTTGAGGTTACTAACGGTATTAAAGTTGACCGTGGTTACTCTAGTAACTTGTTTATCAATAATCACAAAAAGGACGAGTGTATTTATGAGGATGTAAATATTCTTGTTAGTGATGCTGAGATAACAAATGTATTACAGATTGAGAATGTTTTAAAACCAATTATTAATAAGGGTGAAAAGTTATTGATTATAGCTAATGCATCTTCTAATGTGTTAAACACTCTTGCTGCTAATGTTATGAAGAACGGTTTGAAGATATGTGTTATATCACCACCGAGTTTTGGTTACAAGCAACATGAGTTGATGAATGATATTGCATTATCTGTTGGTGCTACATATTTTTCTGAAAAGACAGGTGACGACCTTAGTTTGATACTACCTAAAGATTTAGGTAAAGCTAAAAAAATTATAGTAGGTAAAGATTCATCTATAATTATTAAAGATGAAAATGTAGTATCTAAAGATGATATTGATAAGCGAGTATCTGAGCTTCGTGATGCACATGACATAACTGATAAGAAAGCTGACCGTGAGTTTATACTATCACGTATAGCTTCATTAACAGGAGGTGTAGGTGTTATATATGCAGGAGGTAAAACTGACCTAGAGCAAAAAGAACTATATGACCGTATTGATGATGCTGTATGTGCTGTTCGTTCTGCTACTGTTGAGGGTATACTTCCGGGAGGAGGAGTAGCTCTTGAAAACATATCACGTAAATTAGCTGTAAAAGATAATTGGTCTGATGAAAAGAAGTGTGCGTATGAGATACTTAAAGTGTCTTTACTATCACCTATTATCACAATACTTGAAAACGCAGGATTAAATTACAACTCAATATACTCTGATAATTTTTCAAAGGGTTGGGGTTATGATGTAAAAAATGATAAATATGGTAATATGATGAAGATGGGTATCATTGACCCAATGAAAGTTACTAAGAACGCTCTTCAAAATGCTGTGTCAGTTGCTGTCACACTACTTAGCACTAATGCTATTATTACCATGATGAGAAGTAATGGAAAATAAATCTAAGAAGCCACCAAAGGGTAGCGTTAAGTTTAACATATCCTTGTCTGAAGAACAAAAAAGAGCTAAGGAGCAAATGATAAAGCATCCGTATAGCTTTGTTGTAGGTAAGGCAGGGTCAGGTAAGACATTACTTGCTGTTCAAGTGGCTTTAGATATGTTTTTTAAAAGGCAGTATAATAAGATAATTATTACAAGACCAACTGTTGCGACTGAAGACAATGGGTTTCTCCCCGGTACTGAAAAAGAAAAGCTAGAACCTTGGCTTGTACCTATCATGTCTAATATGCGTAAGGTCTATAACAAGCCTGATAAGATAGCTAAGATGGTGGAGCAAGAGGAAATTGAGCTAGTCTCTCTTGCCCACTTTCGAGGCAGAACATTTGATGGTGCTGTAGTTATAGTAGATGAGTTTCAGAACTTAACTAAGGCACAGCTAAGAATGGCTTTAGGTAGGTTGGGTAAAGACTCTATAATGATATTCTGTGGAGACAATCAGCAGATTGATTTATCTACAGAGCTTAACTCAGCAATTGACGATGTTCATAAAATAAAAGGTAGCGACTATGTGTTTAAAGTTATACTAGAAGACAATCATAGAAATAAAGCTATAGACGATGTATTAAAACTTTTAACAGGATACTAAATGAAACCAATAGGAAAATATATTGTAATCAATGAAATTAAAGAAGAGGTAAAAACACAATCAGGTATTTTACTTTCAGGAGATGACGTTGATAAGATAAGATATAAAAAGGGTACTGTTGTAAAACCCGGTACTGAGGTAACAAAGATAAATGAGGGTGACACAATCTATTACGACACACGAGCAGGTTACTCTATGTTTATAGAAGACGTGCAGTATACGATTATTCGTGAGAACGATGTCGTTGTTGTCTTATAGAAGCGTTCATTTCTTTTATAAAATTTCGGTACACCTTGTCGGTGTACTTGACATTCTTAGCGAACATAGGGTTTGCTGATAGGCTAGTGGGGATTTCTTCTCCACTTAGTTTTTTATATATAGAGGTGCATACCCTTTTAGCTTTATAGGACAACACATATATTGCACGTGTAGGACCACATCTTTTTCTAAACACTTCTATCCATCCATCTCTTAGTAGTTTATCAAATCTGTTTTCATTCCAACTAAGAAGCTCGTTAAACTCTTCAAACTTTGCTTTGTCAAAATATCCTTCTGACTTTAGAAACAATATTACATCTAGTTCAGCTTGTGATAAACCATATTTAGCTTTGATAAAATATCGGATGACTCTCCAATATTTAAGATAGTCGTTATTCATTTGATTAGATTTATGATTACAAAGTTATAATTTTTTTTAGTTATCTTTGTAAAAATTTAGAATATGAAATCAAAAGGACTCGGAGACACAATAGAAAAATTTACTAAAGCAACAGGTATTAAAAAAGTTGTTGACAAAGTGTCTAAAGCTACAGGTAAAGATTGTGGTTGCGGTCAAAGAAAAGATACACTAAACAGAATTTTTCCATATAAACAAAATAAATAATGGCTACTCAAAAATTACAAGCAAGCAGATTACTTAAGGTTATACCAAGCAATACTGTAGATATACCTAATCCGGCTGCTATTGCTCAGTCAGGAACAACAGATGCAGGAACTACAAATAAGTTAACTGATTCAAGTGGTGACTTTATAAATAAACGTGTAAAGGTTGGTGATATTATATATGCTGATGGAGCAGCACCAAGAGCTGTAAAAGTTACTGCAGTAGATAGTGCTACCGTTCTTAGTGTAACTTCAACTGTACCTAGTTCATATACATATGTTATATACTCAACAGTTGATAATCGTCCAATGGGTTGTGCATTGTATTGTGGTGGAACAGGAGATATATCAGTTACTACTATGAGTGGTGATACTGTTGTTTTAAGTGGTGTGCCTACAGGTTTATTTGTTCCTATAAATGATATAAAAAGAATAAATTCAACTGACACTACTGCTACTAACCTAGTAGCTCTTTGGTAAGTTATGTTAAATATTATAGGTAATATAATATTAAGTGCAACATCTGCAGTAGCAACTGTTGTGTCTCAAGTTGTACTTGAAAATCTAAGATTTTGGCTTCCTTTTGAAAGAACTGAAAAACAAGATAAAGAGCTAGTTACTAATGTCGATTTTTCTAGTGAAGGTAATTGGATTTATCGTGGGTCTCAAGGTTATAGTATATCTAACGGAACTCTTAATTATGATGGTTCATCCGGTCAATTTAGAAGAGCATTACAAAACTTAAACACAAAAACAGGTGCTCAGTATGAGTTAACTATTACAATAGATAGTATAAGCACCGGTAGTTTAAACTTTGGATTTGGAAGTAAAAATGTTGGTAGTTTTTCGGGAACTGTTCAACAAAGTTTTTCTTCTGTTGGTACTCATAAAAGAATTGTGACCGCTACTTCTGATGAGCACTCTATAGTTATTCAAAATAATGTTGCTGCTCAAACTTGGTCAATTAGTCATGTATCAGTAAAAGAAATAACTCAGGTTGTGCCTGATGCTTCAAGAGGTTTAACTGAAAATGTTGGCTCTGAATTAAATGATGGAACGTGGAATCCTAATGGTGGTTGGAGTGTATCAAATGGTGTAGCTACTAATGACGGTACAGGAAGTACTCTTACAAATGACATCCTTACTATAGGTAAGGTTTATAGAATGACTGTAAAGTTTTCAAGCTACACCCCACTGACTCCTCCTGCGTTAGGTGATTTTAGTATGTTCCTTGGCGTAAACTCAGAATCTTTTAATTTTAATGGGACAGAAGAATTTACTTTTACTGCTCAATGTACAGGTGATACTAATGCAAGAATAAAATCTAAAAACGGAGGTATTGGTTCTATTAATATTAGTGACATTTCAATAAAAGAATTAACGTATAGTGATATAGGTCCAATAAAAAATCCTGCAACTCTTTTTACAGGTAAAGCACTTAATTTTGATGGTGTAAACGACCAAGTTTATAATACCTCAAGTTTTCCAATAAATATTTCTTCAGGAAGTTGGACTGTAGCCGTTTGGTTTAATGTTGATGAATTACAAGATGGAAACCAAAACCCAATTAACCAATGTATATTTAATAATGGAATAGACGTTGATAATAGGTTTGGAATAGGTATAAAAAATAAGATACTTGTAGTAAATAAATATGACACTACAAATAGTTATGTTAATGTAAGACCTATTAAAAGTGGTGTAGCTACTCTTATAAAACAAACTTGGCAAAGAATTGTAGCTGTTATTGTTGATGGTGATATAACTGTATATTTAGATGGTCAACCCGGTCAAGAATCAACAGGTACATCTCCATATAGGTATTTTGAGGGCTTTGCAATTGGAGCTACAGGAAGTGTTGCAAACCCAAGGTATTTTGGTGGTAAGATTGCAGATGTACAAGTTTATAATGCAGCTTGGACTGCTGAAGATGCCTTATATGATTATCAAAATCCTAATCATCTTGTTTTAGATAATCCTAACACTAATATATTACCAAATAATTTACGAGGATATTTTCCATTAAATGAAGGTAGCGGGAGTCTTGCTATTAACAGTGGTTATAATGAAGAATTATCAATAGTAGATGAAAATCTTACAAACACTTTTGAAAATCATCAAAATAGATTTAATTTAACTATTGTTCCAAACTTAATTGTTGTAGGTCCTGATACTCAAAATAATCAATTTAGAATAGCTAAGAAAAAATCTACTGCACCATCACTAGATGTAGGAGAAAAATATTTAATTTCATTTAAATATACTGTTAATGGAGGTGGCTCAATAGAATTTAAAACTGATAATGCTGAAATTTCACTTACCCCTACATCAGATGCTACAAATAAAACAATTAATGAAGTTATTATAGAATCAGGTTCAGGAAATTATAATTTTACTTTTGGTCCAACAACTTCAGCTATAGTAGGAGATATTGAAATTAAAAATGTTGTTGATAGAGATACCGAAATTGATGGTGCAGTATATAATAATTCTCAGTCTATGATACCTCAATTAGGTATGATGGACTATACTTATAATGCTGAAAATTTAATTCTTCATAATGAAGATATAAGTAATGTAGTATTTGGAAAAGCCGGAAACCCAACTGTTTCTGAATATATAAAAGATTTACCTCCGGGAGTTAGTCAAGCATGGAAAGTATCCACACCACAACCTAGTAACACGTATATTGCTATAAATGAAGCCGATAATTTAAGTGTTAGTGCAAATGGTAAAGCTAAAGGTATTTGGGCTAAAACAGTTAGTGGCTCAGGTAAGGTAGCTTTAAATGTTTTTCATGGATATTTTACAGGTAGTACTTTACAATATCTTCCTGTTGTTACAAATGAGTGGCAATTTTTTCAAGTTCAATTTACAAATTCTAATCCTCATTACTATGCAGTAGATTTTAGACACCCTGATAATGAATTAAGTGAAGTAATTATTGCGGGTGCTCACATGACTAGTACTGATGCAGGCACAAATATATTAAAACCTTATATAAGAGCTACTAGTTCTCATCCTTCAGGTGCAAGTATTATACAAGACCCAAAATATAAAGGTAAGGATAGTTTTGATAATTCTATAAGACTTAGAGAGCATTCATTTAATTTAGATGGAACAGGTTATGCTCTTGTAGCTGAGTCTACTAGTTTAAATATAGGAAGTGGTCCTTTCACATTAGAAGCTTGGGTTAAAGCTGATTTTATAAATACAGGTAGTAGTGTTAATGTTATATGGGTTCTTGATGGTAGTGAAAGTGTTACTGCAGGAGGTAATGTTGGATTAGTAACATTTAGCTCAAATAAACTAGGTGCTTATGTTTCAGGTGTAACAATAGATTCACTTACAACATTTGTTAAAGGACAATGGTATCATGTTGCTATTGGAAGAACTCCAAGTGGTGTTTCAAGTTTATACATTAATGGAGATTTAGCAGCTATACCAACTTCACCTTCTGCTGTAAGTTTAAATACAGCTCAACCTAAAATAGGTATTGATAACACTTCAACAAGACATTATAAACAGCTAATAGATGATGTTCGTCTTTATAATAGACTTTTAACTACAGATGAAATAGAACAAAATTATCTAGCAGGTTTAGATACACATACAATTGGTTCATCATTTAGTGATGACTTCTCATCGGATTATGGAAATTAAAAATAGATAAAATGGCAAAAGGAGATTACAGAGATTCGTCAACAAGAAACGCATACAAAACTAAAGTAAGACAACAAACTCTTACTAAGGTTGTAGTAGACTCAACTGAAAAAAGAACAAGAGCAGAACTTCTTGATATGGTAGAAGAGCTTTTTGAAACTACAGGAGAAAAGTCTATTACTGCTGAAACACTAAGAGCTTTTTGTCACATACTTTTAAAGTCTGTTCAAAATACATCAGATGATGATGTTGTTGCAGATAGCCTAAGTTCAACTGTATCAGGCTTATCTTTACCATTATCAGACCCTAGAGTATCAGGTCAATTATGGAATGATAGAGGTATTATAAAAGTTTCAAGAGGATAGTTATGAGAGGAAACGTATATATCAGTTTAAATGAGTCAACCTATGAAGGCTCAATTCCAACAGAGTTAGTAAATAAATATGGAATCCCTGTGTTTGATGATGAAGGTGTTGAGACAGGTAAAACTACACCTACATTTAAAGAATTAGGTGAAATTAATAAATCTCTTTTTGGAGCTGTAGTAACAGTTACTGTTGATAGTGTAAATTATTATGTTATGGAGTTAGAAGCAAGTTGGACATCTTCAGAGGTCTCTGCTTTAATAGCGTTAGGTTCGGGTCTTAGTAGTCCTAATAATACCTTAATGACAAATAAAGAAGCAATTGCTTTTATTAACGCAAACATACCTGAAGAAGAATTATAGTATGTGGGTAACAACTGCAACATTTCCTCCTTGTAAAATAATCTATAAAGTAGTTAAGGATGATAAGTAAAAAACAAAAGAGTGCTGCACTAAAACGTGCAGGAGTAAGTGGCTTAAACAAGCCAAAAAGAACTCCTAGCCATAAAACAAAGTCACACGTTGTTGTAACAAACTGTAAAGGTAAGTTAAAGACTATACGTTTTGGTCAGCAAGGTAAAAAAGTAGGTACAGTTTCAGGAACAGCAGGTGCACCTAGAAAAGGTGAAAGTGCTAGAATGAAAGCTAAAAGAAAATCATTTAAAGCAAGGCACGCAAAAAACATTAAAAAAGGAAGATGTTCAGCAGCCTATTGGGCTGATAAAGTTAAATGGTAAAATGAAAAAAGTATTATTATTTATATGCCTGCTGATAGCAGGTATTTCTTATTCTCAAGATACTATTATAGATTGTTTTGGAACACCTTCACCGCAAGATTGGATAGGTGATGGATTTTGTGATAATGGCTCTTATACTTGGAATGGAGTTCCTATAGATTTTAATTGTGAAGAATTTGGTTATGACGCAGGAGACTGTGAAATTCCAATAGACGAATCTGCAGTGCTTGGTTGTACAGATATAGAATCACCAAATTTTAATCCTTGGGCTACCTTAGATGATGGTAGCTGTGTTGTTTCTGAATGTTCTTCAGGGTTTTCATTAATTAAAATAGAGCTTACTTTAGACCAATTTCCTAGTGAAACAGGACTTATTGTAACTGATATATCTAATGGTGAATATATAGAAAATATTCCTGCAGGAACATTTAATTATAATCAATCAAACCAAACTATTGTATATGATATTTGCGTACCTGAAACGGGTGTTGAAATCATTCTTAGCGACACATATGGTGATGGGCTTGCAGGCTCTTTGTATAATGGTGGTTCTGATGGAGACCTTATCATATATGGTGACTACCCTTGTGGTAATGGTCCTGATGTATTTTTTGACTTAGACACAGCTAATTTTGGAAATGCTGCTTATTCAGGACCTTTATGGATTCCTCCTTGTGGTGTTGAGGCTATACCGGGTTGTTTAGATACAGATTATATTGAGTTTAACCCTAGTGCTAATATAGATGATGGTAGCTGTGAAACATTACACACTTTAGGGTGTATAAATCCTAATGCTTTTAATTTCAATCCTGAAGCTACATTAAACGAAATAATACCTCAATGTGAATATACTTTAGTATTAGAAGATGATGGTGGTGATGGTTGGGGTAGTTCCTATATAGGTATATCTCAAGGTAATGATATAATAGGTGAATTTAGTGTTGAGCCCGGATTGTATCAAAAAGAATTTACTCTTCAATTACATACAGACCAACCAATAAAAGTATTTTACTTTCAAATAGCAGGACCTCAACAACCTATTCAAGAAGCTAGTTTTCAAACTATGCACAATTCATTTAGGCTTATAAATTCAAACAATAATGTAACACTACAGGGTGGTGTATTTCCATTCTCTTTTAATGGACAAGGAGCACTTCAACCATATGGTCCACCTTTTTGGACTATATATGAAGCAATGCCTTTTTGTGGTGATTATTGTATACCTACGGTTTATGGTTGTTTAGATGAACAATCTCTTAATTACGATTCTTTAGCAAATACAGATGATGCTAGTTGTATTGAAATAGTAGAAGGTTGCACTTCACCCTTCGCATTTAATTATGACTCACTTGCTAATGTAGATAACGGTAGTTGTGTAGCAGTAGTTGTTGGCTGTATGGATGAAATAGCATGGAACTATAACTTTGCTGCTAATACAGAAGATGGGTCTTGTTTGTATTTTGGCTGTATGGACACCTTAGCTGATAACTATGACCCTATAGCAAATGTAGATAACGGTTCTTGTTTTATTACAGTGTTAGGCTGCACAGACCCTGAAGCTTTTAATTATAATGAAGAAGCTAATACAGAAGACTTTAGTTGTATACCATTTATATATGGTTGTATGGATAGTACAGCATTTAATTACGACTCATTAGCTAATTCAGAAGATGAATGTGAATTAATTGTAGAAGGCTGTATGGATGTAAATGCGTATAACTATGATATTTTTGCAAACACAGAATCTGAATGCTTGTATGATGCAGGTTGTGTAGGAGAGCCGGGTGACCCTTATTGGTTAAATGACACTTGTTATGCTTGGGTTATTATGGTAGACCCTTATTGTTGTAATACAAATTGGGATGAAAAATGTCAGCAGTTATATTGGAGTTGTTCAGACGACAGTCCTTTAGATACAAGAGATTTACTTAGAGGGCATAACATAGTTATGTATCCTAACCCTATGGGTGATGTTTTAAATATACTAACAAATGGTCCTGTAGGTATAGAGGTATATGATGTAACGGGTAAACTTATAATAAAAGTTAAAGAAAATCAAACTGCAGAAGGACTAAATCAATTAGATGTAAGTTTACTACCTGCAGGTGTATATAATTTTAGTGTAACATATGATGGTAATACAAGTACTACAAAAGTATTAAAGAGATGAGAAGAATACTATTAATATTATTATTTATCCCTTTTTTAACAAGTGCTCAGGGATTACACAAAATATTTAAATACTCTACTATTTATGCCGCAGTTAATGGTGGAACGTCATTAGGTGATAATCAAATATGGTCTGTAACTACAGGTTCTTTGCAAGAGCAAACAATAGAAACGCCTTTTGATTATACTTTTTCTGTAGGTATAAGAAAAATAAAAAGATTTGGTTATGAAAATAGAGCTCTTACTTTTTATAATGGTACAGAAAATTCTTATTCTGATGCCGCAACCATTGGTAGAGTGGATGGTTTTGAATATTTATTTGAAGCTGATTTTGTAAGAAGATTAGGTATAAACTATACTAATCAACATCATTTTGTTAGATACGTTGCTGACAAGTGGGTTAGTAAAATAGAATATTTAGAAGATGGGTTTGCTGATATAAAATACTTTGAAGCGTCTGAAAGATTTAGATTAAAAGTAAGGGATGGCAAGCTTTCGTTTAACGGGGGTTTAGTGCAAAGACTTGCCGAACCTTACGGATTTGACCCTCTTGAAGATTGGGTACTTGATAATGGAACTTTACATTATACATACCTTGCACTTCAAGAAGGATACAACATAACCCTAGGGGGAGAATATTTTTCACCTGACGGAGAGCTTGTAGCTAACAGTCAAGAAGTATGGGAAGAGGTTGTTATACCTCAAGTTATAAATAATTATGTAGAAAAACAAAGAAACTCTTTATCAAATATTGTTGAGTATTCTTTTGTTTTAGGTTTAGATTATTACCATTTTACAAAAGACTTTTGGTTTCACACTTGGGGAAACATTATGCCATACCACGTAGATACTGATAATTTATACTCATATCATAAATATAATAATGGTCAATGGATTGACTATTCTTTAGGTTTAATTTATGGTTATAGATTTAATAAAAGTTTAGGTATATTTGTAGAAGGAAGATATAATAAGTATTGGAATAGAAAATGGCACAACTTTAGTGTTGGACTTAATTATGTAATATTTTAAAAATGGCAAAAGAATTAAGCGAAGAAACGTCTTTTAATATAAGTTTAAAAACATTAGCAGGTATTGCTGCACTTATATTTACATTAGTAGGTATGTGGTTTACACTTCAAAACGATATAGCAGATGCTAAAGAGTTGCCATTACCTCCTGACCCTGAGATTACTCGTATGGAGTATGACATGAAAGACCAACTTATACGTCAAACTATTATGACTACTCAAGAAGATGTAAAGGAAATTAAAGACCATATGTTAAGAATGGAGAGTAAGATTGATAACTTAAAATAGTAATATGAGAATATTATTAATACTTTTTTTAACACCTTTTTTAAGCTACTCACAAGACTTTCCTGACGGAATGGTTGCTGTTGAGTTTAATGCAAGTTTTAATAAAGCTAATGAAGTAACTTGGTTGCCTAAGCTTACAGACTGCGAAACTCAAAGAGTTGATATAGCTGCAGATTCAAGGTGGTCTAAAGAATATAAAATAGTAGTTGTGCCTACTATTGTTATATTTAACAACAATGAAGAAGTAAAAAGATTTCAAGCAAATATAATGATGACTATGGAAGCTACTAAGAGTGAAGTTCAAAACTCTATAGATGAAATAGTTATGGAAGCATTTTAAATAAATAAAAATGAAGTTAAGTAAAAACTTTACTCGTGCTGAAATAGAGCACAGTAATACAGCAAAAAGATTAGATATTAGCAATGAAATGTCTGATGAACACTTGGAAAATATGCAAAGGGTTATTGATAATCTCATACAACCTATGCGGGACGCTATTGGTCCTATTCGTATTAGTAGTGGTTATCGCAGCCCAAAACTTAATAAGGCTATTGGGGGAAGTAGTCGCTCGCAACATTGCAAAGGTGAGGCTTTGGACCTTCAATTTTGGAAGGAAGGAAAAATGAATAACAAAGTTATTTATGATTGGGTTATAGATTCAGGTATAGAGTTTGACCAAATGATAAATGAATTTGATTTTGCTTGGATACATATATCATTAAAGTCAAAGGAAAATAGAAAAGAAATTCTTGAAGCGTATAAAAACGAAAAAGGAAAAACAAAATATAAATATGTTTAAAAATATAATAAGTAAATTAGTTGGTCAAGCTTCAACTATTATAGATGAGGTTGTAACAACTGATGAAGAAAGATTAGCTCTTAAAAATAAATTAGAGCAACTAGGAAAAGAACACGAGCAAGAAATTTTTAGATTAGAAGTAGAAGATAGAAAAAGTGCTAGAACAATGTTTAGTGATGATAGTATTATACAAAAACTATTGGCTATAATATTTACTTGTGCTTATTTTTTTATTTCTTATTTTATGTTTAAGTATTTTGTAATGAATACTTTGGAGTTGTCAGACTATGAAATAGGTTTTATATCTACAGTGTTTGGTGCTATGTCAAGTAAGGTTAATACTATTATTGACTTTTTCTTTGGAGGTTCGTCTAAAAAATAATTTATTATCTTTGCAATAACAAAAAAAGAAACCTATGCCTAAGATTAGTTCATATACAACAGCCACTCCTGCCCTTACAGATAAACTTATAGGTTCAGATGCTAACGGTACTCCAACTAACGCAACTAAAAATTTTACAGTAGAAAGCGTTACTGAAATTACTAAAAATACAATATTGCCTGAAACAACAACAGAAACACCGGCACTTACAGATAAAGTATTTGGAAGTAATGATTCAGGTAATCCACGTACACCAAATAGAAATTTTACACTTGAAGGTGTTAGGGATACAATAATACCTCAAACAACAGCAGGGTCAGCTACATTATCAGATAGATTATTTGCTGCTAATCCATCAGAAGCTAATCCAAGAATTGCAGACCGAACTTTTACTATTGATAGCGTTAAAAATGCAATATTACCTGTAACAGGACTTCAAGCTCCTGCATTGACAGATAAAATATTTGCAACTGATGTAGCTAGTCCACGAGTTCCAAATCAACATTTTACTTTACAAGGTGTTAAAGATTTAATAGCACCATGCAATCTTATTCTTGACTCAGCAAGTACTGTTGACCAAGAATTAAGTGCGGCTAATACAAAAACATTGGTTGCATTTGGTTCTGCAGTAGACACTAATTTTGTTCAATTAAACGTAACAGGTGATGTTATTATTAAAATAGCAGGAAGTTATTCAGTTAGAGTAGCTATAAATTGCGGGTGTAACGGTATTACATCTCAAATAGCCCGTCACATAGATTATTATTTTTCAGTAGATAAAGATGGAACTCAAGCTTTTCAAACTTCTCAAAATACTGTATATTTTGATAACGGTGATACTGACCCTGCACAAACATTAATAAAAGAATATCCATTTTATGATATTGCTGCAAATACTACTCTTCAGTTTTATTGGTCGGGTAGTTATTATGTCAATACTCCTAGTCCGGGTGTATTTAAAACAGCTTTAGTTAACAGACCTACAGGAACTACAGGTATATTAGGTGTTCCTTCAGCACATATACAAATAGTTAAATTAAATTAGTGGATATTAGAAAAATATCAATAGGTGCTGATTACAAAGGAAGTGCTATGCACTACATTGTAGGTCAAAGTATTTTAAATGGAAACTATAAAATTCATTTAATACGGCAAGAGCATGATTCTTCTGTAAGAATATGGATTATAAAAAATGATGAGATTGTTCTTTGGAAAGAGTTCAATCATAACATACCAATTTCAATAGAATATAATATAAATTTTTAAAATGAGTAAAGACCAACAGGAAGCTCTTAAAGAACTTAAAAGAGCTGATGAGGCAAGAGACAACACCTTTGACTCTTGGATTGTAGACTTAGAAGAAGAAGAAGAAAATTCTGAAGATTCTGAGTCGTAATGAAATCTCCATATAGTTTTATAGTAGAACCTTTACAAGGTAAAAGGTATACAAACACAAAGTCAATAGGTGGTATTGAGTTTGTTGTAAGTACTTCTGAAGAAGACCATAAGTTTTCTAACAGAGAAGCTGTTGTAGTAGAAACTCCAATAAATTATTCAGGACCTATTAGTAAAGGAGATATTCTTTTAGTTCATCACAATGTTTTTAAATTTTATAATGATATGAAAGGAAGAAGACAAAGTGGTAAAAGTTACTTTAAAGATAATTTATTTTTTATAGATGAAGGTCAATTTTTTTTATACAAAAAAGATAATGATTGGATTACTTTTGATAAGTATTGTTTTGTAAAACCTATTGAAAAAAAAGAAAGCTTTCTTTCTAAAAGTGGTAGATATGAGCCTTTGACAGGAGAAATAGTTTATCCTAATGATTATTTAAAATCTCAAGGAATAAAGTCAGGTGATACAGTAATATTTCAACCTGATAGTGAATACGAGTTTTATGTAGATGGTCAAGTTTTATATAGAATGTATGACAGTAATATAACAATTAAAATGTCATGAGTTCATCTAAAGAATTAAAAGAAGAAATAATAAAAGCAGGTCGTAGAGCTGTATCTCAACTTATAAAAGTTGCTAAGGAAGAAATTATAAAACCTGACCCTGAAGATGAATTAGCAGCAGATAGATTAAAAAATGCTGCAGCAACAAAAAAGCTTGCAATATTTGATGCTTTTGAAATATTAAAGCGTATTGATTTAGAAGAAGAAAATCTTTTAATAGAATCAAAAGGTCGAAATAAAACAGATACTAAACAAGGATTTGCAGAACGAAGGTCAAAATAAACTTTATAGAGTAATACCTGAATATATACCGAATAGACCTCTTACTAAAAAAAATAATAATAAGAGTTGGATGTATGGATATAATCAGGAGTATGACTTTGTTAACATATCTAAAACCGGTCAAGTAGGTGAAATTGTAGAAATATCAGGTTTAAAGATAGGGCTACCATTAAAACCCAAAAATGTTTATAAACGTAGTAATACAAGAAAAGAGCAGTATTGGGAAAGAAAAATTTATCCAAAAGAACTTAGTAAAATAAATTCAATATTTCAATGGAATGAGATGCCGTCTTCGTTTAAAGATAGATGGGTTGATTATGTTGAAAATGAATTTGATAGAAGAGAAGATGGTTATTGGTTTATGAACTGTGGCGACCCTGTTTATATAACCGGCTCTCATTATATGTATCTTCAATGGACTTCAATTGACGTTGGCTATCCCGATTACCGTGAAGCTAATAGAATCTTTTTTATTTTTTGGGAAGCTTGCAAAGCTGATAAAAGGTCTTTTGGAATGACCTACTTAAAGATAAGACGTTCAGGTTTTTCTTTTATGGGTTCATCAGAAGCGGTAAATACAGGTACATTAGCACGTGACTCAAGAGTAGGTATACTATCTAAAACAGGTAGTGATGCTAAAAAAATGTTTACAGATAAAGTAGTACCTATAAATAGTAGACTACCTTTCTTTTTTAAACCTATTATGGATGGTATGGATAAACCTAAAACTGAATTAGCTTTTAGGATTCCTGCATCCAAGATTACAAAAAAGAATATGTATGAAAATGATTCGGAAGAGCTTGAAGGTCTTGACACTACAATAGATTGGAAAAACACAGATGACAACTCTTATGATGGTGAAAAACTTTTATTATTAGTTCACGATGAAAGTGGTAAGTGGATAAAGCCTAACAATATATTAAATAATTGGAGAGTTACTAAAACTTGTTTAAGACTAGGTAGTAAGATTATAGGTAAATGTATGATGGGGTCTACCTCTAACGCATTAAGTAAGGGTGGTAGTAATTTTAAAAAGCTATACGAAGATTCAAATGTTTTAGAAAGAAACTCTAATGGTCAGACTAAAAGTGGTATGTATGCCTTGTTTATTCCTATGGAATGGAATATGGAAGGATTTATTGATAGGTATGGATTACCTGTATTTAAGAAGCCATCTAAACCTTTATTAGGTGTTGATAATGAAATGATTGATAATGGTGCTGTTGACTATTGGGAAGCTGAAGTAGAGTCGCTAAAAAACGATGCTGATGCTTTGAATGAATTTTATAGACAATTTCCTAGAACAGAGTCTCACGCATTTAGAGATGAAAGTAAACAAGCATTATTTAACTTAACAAAAATATACCAACAAATAGATTACAATGACTCTTTAATATTGGAGCGTCATGTTACAAGAGGTTCTTTTCATTGGAAGAATGGACAAAAAGATACTGAAGTTGTTTTTAGCCCTGATAAGAGAGGTAGGTTTTTAATTAGTTGGATGCCAAACAAAAATTTACAAAATAGATTTATTTTAAAAAGAGGTGTAAAGTATCCTGCAAATGAACATATAGGTTCTTTTGGTTGTGACTCTTATGATATATCAGGAACTGTAGGAGGTAAAGGCTCTAATGGTGCTCTTCACGGTCTCACAAAATTTAATATGGATGAGGCTCCTAGTAATGAGTTTTTCTTAGAATATATAGCAAGACCTCAGACAGCAGAAATATTTTTTGAAGATGTTCTTATGGCTTGTGTGTTTTATGGAATGCCTCTTCTTTGTGAAAATAACAAACCTAGATTACTTTATCATTTTAAAAATAGAGGTTATAGAGGCTATTCTATGAATAGACCTGATAAAGTATATAACAAGCTCTCTAAGACAGAAAAAGAGCTAGGTGGTATACCTAACTCATCTGAAGATGTAAAGCAAGCTCATGCTGCAGCTATAGAGTCTTATATAGAAAAGTATGTAGGCATTGATTTAAGTGGTGCATATAGAGACCCTGATGATATGGGTAGTATGCCATTTATGAGAACGCTAGAAGATTGGGCAAAATTTGATATTACAAATAGAACAAAGTTTGATGCGTCTATTAGTTCAGGTTTAGCTATTATGGCTAATCAGAAGCAGTTATATCAACCCGAACAAAAACAGTCAAAAATAAGTGTTACCTTTGCAAGATACAACAACAAAGGTTCAATAAGTGAATTAATATAATAAATGGAAGAGGTAAATGTTAACATATCACCTTCAGGATTTCCAAGTCAATTTGTTTCTGATTCTGAAAAAGCTACAAAAGAATTTGGGCTTCAGATAGGTCAGGCTATTCAATATGAGTGGTTTAAAAGAGATGGTGGGTCTTGTAGGTATTACGACCAATTTAGAGAATTTCATAGGTTACGATTATATGCTCGTGGAGAGCAATCAATTGGTAAGTATAAAAATGAACTTGCAGTAGACGGAGACCTTTCTTACTTAAATCTTGATTGGACTCCTGTTCCTATTTTACCAAAGTTTGTTGACATTGTTGTTAATGGTATGCAAGACCGAATGTTTAAGGTTAATGCGTATGCTGAAGATGCTATGTCTCAGTCAAAGAGAAGTAAGTATCAGGAGATGATACAAGGTCAAATGGTAGCTAAAGATGTTCTTACAACCATACAGGAAAATACAGGTGTAAACCCATTTACTATGGACCCTGATGATTTACCTGAAAATGATGAAGAGCTTTCTCTTTATATGAACCTTAACTATAAACCTGCTATAGAAATAGCTGAAGAAGAAGCTATTAATACTCTTTTAGCAGACAATAAATATACAGACCTTAGAAAAAGATTTGATTACGACCTAGCAGTTTTAGGAGTATCAATGGCAAAGCATGAGTTTTTAGCAGGTTCAGGAGTAAAAATTGATTACGTTGACCCTGCGAATGTTGTATACAGTTATACTGAAGACCCTTACTTTAAAGATTGTTTTTATTGGGGTGAGATAAAAACACTTCCTATTTTAGAATTAAAAAAAATAGACCCAACACTAACTAATGAAGATTTAGAAAAAATATCTAAATATTCTCAAAGTTGGTACGACTATTATAACACAGCACAGTTTCAACAAAATGACATCTTTTATAAAGACACTGCTACTGTTATGTACTTTAATTATAAAACAACCAAAAAGATGGTTTATAAGAAAAAAGTATATGACAATGGTAACTCTAAAATGATAGAAAAAGATGACCAATTTAATCCTCCTGCGGAGATGATGGAAGAGGGCAACTTTGAGAAGATGGAAAAAACTATTGATGTGTGGTATGAAGGTGTTATGGTTATGGGTACTAACATAATGCTTAAGTGGGATATGTCTGAAAACATGGTGAGACCTAAATCAGCAAGTCAACACGCTATTCCTAATTATGTTGCAGTAGCTCCTCGTATGTATAAAGGTAACATTGAGTCTTTGGTAAGACGTATGATTCCTTTTGCAGATTTAATACAGATAACACATTTAAAGCTTCAACAGGTTATTGCTAGAACAGTACCTGATGGTGTATATATAGATGCTGACGGATTAAATGAAGTTGATTTAGGTACAGGTGGTTCTTATAATCCTGAAGATGCACTACGTTTGTATTTTCAAACAGGTAGTGTAATTGGTAGAAGCTATACTCAAGATGGTGAATATAATCAAGGTAAAGTTCCTATTCAACAATTAACATCAAACTCAGGTGCAAGTAAAGCAAATATGCTTATTAATAACTACAATCATTACTTAGGTATGATTAGAGCCGTGACCGGTCTTAATGAGGCTAGAGATGGTTCAACTCCTGACCCTAACTCTTTAGTAGGTGTTCAAAAATTAGCTGCACTTAACTCAAATACTGCTACAAGACATATTCTTGATGGTAGTTTATACATATATAGAAGTATTGCTGAAGCTTTAACTTATAGAGTTTCTGATATTTTAGAGTATGCAGATTTTAAAGATGAGTTTATAAATCAAATAGGTAAGTATAATGTATCTATATTAAATGATGTAAAAGATTTATACTTATATGACTTTGGTATATTTATAGAAGTTTCTCCTGATGAAGAAGAAAGAGCTCAGCTAGAGCAAAATATACAAATAGCATTATCTAAACAAGATATTAATTTAGAAGATGCTATTGATATTAGAGAAATTAAAAATCTTAAACTTGCTAATCAATTACTTAAGGTTAAAAGAATTAAAAAGCAAGAAAGAGATGAAAAGATGGCTATGCAAAAGCAAGCTATAACAGCTCAGCAACAATTAAAGTCTCAAGAGTTGGCAGCAAAAACAGCTATGCAAAAAGTTCAAGCTGAGTCGCAAGCTAAGATGCAGCTCAAGCAAGCAGAAATTGCTTTTGAGATTGAGAAAATGAAAAACGAGGCTATGCTTAAAACTCAACTTATGGATAAAGAGTTTCAGCTTAATATGCAATTAAGAGGTGTAGATGAAAAAGCGTTAAGCAAAAGAGAAAGTGAAAGAGAAAAGGCTAAGAGCGATAGAATTAGTCAACAAAACACTCAGCAAAGTGAATTAATAAACCAAAGAAAAAACAATTTACCTCCTAAGAACTTTGAGTCAAATGAAGATTCTTTAGATGGATTTGATTTTTCAGAATTTAACCCACGATAATGGCTACTAAAGGAAGAACAAAAGGAAATAAGATATGCCCTGCAGGAATAGCTTGGGCTAAAAGAACATTTGATAAATACCCTTCAGCATATGCAAATATGGCTGCAAGTAAGTATTGTAAAGACCCTAACTACGCTAAAAAATCTAAGAAATAATGAGTAAACTTACTAATAGACAAAAGAAAATCGCTAGGGTTACTAAGCCTTACGATAAAATTACTAAGTCAGATTTTGTTAAACTAAGAAAAAAGAAAAAAAATGCCTACAGTTAAATACAAGTGTCCGGTAACTAATAAGAAGAAAACAAAAAAGTTTCCTTACAGTGCAACAGGTAAAGCTCAAGCTAACTCTTTTGCAAACCAAATGAGTGGAAGCTTAAGAAATAATCCGGGTTACGGGGAAGAAAAAAAATCTTATTAATATGAAAGGAGTACCTCACTTTAAAAAAGATGGAACAATCTATAAAGGATTGACTCATAAAGATAATAAAGGCAAACTTATGTCAGGTAAAAATCACACAAAAAACAGTGTGTATGTTTATCATATAAATGAATTGCCTAAAAAGTCTTTAAAGAAAGCATATAAACAAGCAGGTCTTTTAAAATAATTATGGGTGAATTAAAAAAATGGAGAGAAGAAAAATGGGTTCGTATTGGAACTGATGGCTCTATAAAAGGAGCTTGTGGTACTAGTAAAAATAAAAAGAATCCTGACAGATGTCTACCACTAGCAAAAGCTAGAAGTATGTCAAAAGCTGAAAGAGCTGCGACTGCTAAGAAAAAGAAAAGAAGTGGAGGTAAAAAGCAGTTTGTACCTAACACTAAAGCAGGTAAGGTTACTAAAAAATACACGTCTAAAAGATAAATAAATTTTGTTTAACTTTGCATAACTAAATTAAATCAAATGGAAATTAAAGTTAGAGACCTCGGACAAGTTGAAGAAAAATCAGTTCAACAAGTTGAAGAGGAGCTTTTAAAAAAGCACGAAGAAAATTTAAATGATGATTTAACTAAGGAAGAAGTTTCAAATGAAGAAGCTCCTGTTGTTGAGTCAGAAGTAAAAGAAGAGGTTCAAGAAGAACCTCAAGAAATAGAGCTCACAGAAGAGCAAGTTCTTTCACATATTAGAAATAGATATAATAAGGAGATTACATCTATAGATGATTTGTTTGCTGAGAGAGAAACTCAAGATGAATTACCTGAGGATGTAGCTGCTTATTTTAAGTACAAAAAAGAAACAGGAAGAGGTATCGAAGATTATGTTAAGTTACAACGTAATTTTGATGACATGAACCCTGATGCTTTGCTAAAAGAATATCTAAAAGCTACTGAAGAAGGTTTAGATGATGAAGATATTGATATGCTTATGGAAGATTATTCTTTCGATAATGATATTGATGAAGAATCAGAAATTAGAAAAAAGAAGTTAGCAAAGAAAAAAATGATTGCAAAAGCTAAAAGCTATTTCAATCAGCAAAAAGATATGTATAAGCAACCTCTTGAGTCAAGAGATAGCGGTATGTCGGATGCTGAGAAAAAAGAGTTTGAAGCGTACAAGCAATATATAAATGATGCTGCTACACAGCAAGAGGAAACTAAAAGAAAGTCTGAATGGTTTACCAAAAAGACAGATGAAGTTTTTAGCCAAGAGTTCAAAGGTTTTGAGTTCAGTATTGGAGAAGACAAAATTACTTTTAATCCCGGTAGTGCAGAAGAAATTAAGAAAGCTCAGCTTTCACCTATGAATTTTGTAAATAAATACTTAGATGAAAACGGCTTGATGAATGACGCTGTAGGATACCATAGAGCTCTAGCGGTTGCAATGAATCCTGAAAAGTTTGCTCAGTTTTTTTATGAGCAAGGTCGGTCAAGTGCAACAGAAGATGTTATGAGAAAGACTAAAAATATTAATATGACTACTCGTAATGCTCCTGCATCGACTCCTAAATCAGGAACAACATATAGGTCTTTAAATACCGACTCAGGTCGTGGTTTAAAGATTAGAAGTAGAAAATAATTTTTAATATTTTAAAAAAGGAATTATGGCAATTTCAGGAACTCCGGGGTTTGATTTAACTCCAAGTGCAACGCAACAAGCGTTGGCTAGTAATTATATTACTAACTTTGACTTTTTAAGTCAATATTTACCTGACACCTATGAGAAAGAATTTGAGCGTTACGGAAATCGTTCAGTTTCTTCTTTCTTGCGTATGGTAGGTGCAGAGATGCCTTCTAACTCAGACCTTATTAAGTGGGCTGAGCAAGGTCGTTTACATACAAAATACGTTGACTGTTCTTCAGGTGCAGCGGCTACGTCAGATATAGCTACTATTACTATTGCAGATGCTGCTGTAGCTAATATTGGTGACCAAGCTATACGTGTAGGTCAAACTGTTTACATCTATGACAACGCAGGTGGAGGTAGTAACAAAGGTATTGTAACTGCTGTTAACTCTACAAATGCTAAAGCCTTTGATGTTGCTTACTATGAAGGAGGCGGACAAAATTTTGGTACTAGTGAAACTTTAAGCGTATTTGTTTACGGTTCTGAGTTTAGAAAAGGTACTGAAGGTATGGTAGGTTCTTTAGAAGCTGATGACCAAATTTTTGAGTGTAGCCCAATTATCATTAAAGATAAGTACGCAGTATCAGGTTCTGATATGGCTCAAATTGGTTGGGTTGAAGTAACTACTGAGAATGGTGCAACAGGTTACCTATGGTACTTGAAGTCAGAGCACGAAACTCGTTTACGTTTTGACGACTACCTAGAGACAGCTATGTTGGAAGCAGTTCCTGCAGAAACAGGTTCAGGAGCAATTGCATCAGCAGTTGGTGCAAAAGGTACAGACGGTGTATTCCATGTTGTTAAAAACAGAGGTAACTTATGGTCAGGTGCTAATCCTTCTTCATTAAATACAGGATGGGACACTATTGTTCAGCGTTTAGATAAGCAAGGAGCTATCGAAGAGAATGTTCTTTTCGTTGACCGTGATTTTTCTTTCGACATTGACGATATGTTAGCTTCTCAAAACTCTTATGGTCAAAATGGTACATCTTACGGTTTATTTGATAATGACCGAGATATGGCACTTAACTTAGGATTTACAGGATTCCGTAGAGGTTATGACTTCTACAAGTCTGATTGGAAATACCTAAATGACCCTACAATGAGAGGTAACATGAGTACTAATGCAGGTTCAGGGCGTATCAATGGATTATTAGTACCTGCAGGTTCTACTACTGTGTATGACCAAGTGTTAGGTAAAAACGCTAAGCGTCCATTCTTACACGTACGTTACCGAGCTTCAGAAACTGAAGACAGACGTTACAAAACGTGGATGACAGGTTCTGCCGGTGGTGCTATGAATTCTAGCTTAGATGCTATGGAAGTTCACTTCCTATCTGAGAGAGCTTGTTGTACTATGGGTGCAAACAACTTCTTCTTATTCGAGCAATAAGATGATAAATAAAAGAGGGTCCGTTTGAACGGACTCTCTTTACTTTTTTTTTAAATTAAATTAAATTTTACTCAAATGAAAAAAAATACACTTGTAGATGTAACCTACAAACTCAAAAGAAAAGCTACTCCGCTATCTCTTATAATACAGTCTAAAAGTACTAAAAGACAACCTTTGCTTTGGTTTGATAATGATACAGGTCAGAACAGAGAGCTAAGGTATGCAAGAAATCAAAACTCACCATTCGTTGACGAGCAGGACGGTAATGTAATATTAGAGCCTGTAGAATTTATAGACGGATTTTTACACGTAAAAAAAGAAAATCAATCTTTACAAAAGTTTTTAGAATGTCACCCTGCACTTAATAAAATATATGTTAGGGTAGATAAAGCTAAAGATGCTGCTGATATTGTTGAAGACCTAAACTTAGAGGTAGATGCTTTAATAATGGCTAGAGAGCTAGATATAGAGCAAATTGAAGCTATAACAAAAGTAGCTTTTGGTACAGACCCAAGCACTATAACATCTTCTGAGTTAAGAAGAGATATATTAATATTTGCAAAGAATGACCCTAAAGGTTTTATGACATTAGCTAAGGATGCTTCATTGAGTATGGACGCTAAGGTTAAAACATTTATTGATAAGAGTATTCTTACATTTAGAAAGAATAAAAGTGAGGTGTATTTTAACACACCAACTAATAAGAAACGAATGTTAGTAATACCATTTGGTGATGACCCTGTTCACTCAATAAGCTCATATCTTCAAAGTGATGAGGGGTTAGAAACTCTATCATATTTAGATAAAATACTTGAAACCAAGTAAGAAATGGAAGCAGAAATGCTTCCTTTTTTTTTATTATCTTTGTGCTTATATTAAACTAAGAAAATTTTCTTATGGCTAAGTTTTTAAAATTAAATGTTGATGGCGTAACATTAGGTCCTAAACTTTTAAATGTTTCAAATGTAAATTTTGCATTTATTTCTGCAATGGGAAGCACTATGATTGATGTGTTTATTTCAAACAAACTTGTTTATTTAGGAGAAACTCCTTTTGTTGTAAAGCTTGAAGGTGGAGTTAAAGAAGCACAACAATTAATAGACGCTATATATGAAGCAAAAACTTCTTCTCTTACAAATAATATTTTTGAAATACCTAACGCACCTACCGTAGTGTCAATAACTTTTTAAGTAATATAATATGTCAGTTATAAAAATTAAAACGCCAAAAATTGTAGCAAGTTTTGGCGGTTCTAAAGCAGCTACTAGTGATAGTGCAACTCAATTAATAGATACTGCAGCTAGTTTTGCAACTCAAGGTGTTCAAGCAGGTGATTTAATATATAAATATATTCCTCTTACAAACACAAATGTTCAATTATTTGTTGTAGATACTGTAGTTGACGAAAATACAATAACATTTGAAACTAATGCTGCAGGGTTTTCAATTGGTGATAAATATGTAATAGTAAGACCTTCTGAAACAATGACTATTTATCTTGAGCCTGAGAACATTGAATATTTTGAAGTTAGTAATTCTGCTGCATTAGGCTCTTTTATAAGGCTAATGGTTGCTACCGATGATTCAACAGAAAATGAATATAGAATATTTTATTATAGAAAATCTGATGTTCTTTTAAATGTAGGAGCAACAAATAATGAAAAAATGGCTAATAAATTTATTGATATTGTAGATGAATCTTTAAGAGGTTCATATACTAAAGAAACAGAATTTACTCCTATTTCAAATATAGGAATGTTGTTTTATAAAATTAGTTAATAGATTAATACTATATATAAAGAGCTCTTTTATAGGGCTCTTTTTTTTTGCGTATATTTGTAAAAATATTTAAAAATGATAGATTCAGTAAGAAGTACGGTTCTTGCCGCTTTAAATAAAAACAACTACGGATATCTTTCACCGTCTGATTTTAACTTGTACGCCAAACAAGCTCAACTAGAAATATTTGAAAACTTGTTTTACCAATATAACACTCAAATAAATTTAGAAAATGTAAGAAGGTCCGGGACAGATTATGCTAATATTACTAAAGGTATACGTGAAGTAATAGATTTGTTTTTAGTTAATGTAAATTTAACTCAAGTTAGTGTTAATCAAAACTTTTATTATATGCCTTCAGTATCTACAACAGGTTCTGATTTTTATTATATAAATAATATAAGCTGTTTAAAAAATGGTGTATTTTTAAATGAAGCTGAAAAAGTAGATGTTAACAAGTTAGATATTTTAAACGCATCTTTACTTACAAAACCTAGCGAGTCTTTTCCAATATATGTTGTTACAGGAAACCAATTAGGTGTTTATCCTAACACAATTAATGGTGCTACAGACGTTCTTTGTAGATATGTAAGATACCCTAAAGACCCTATTTGGACTTACAGTAGTGCTTTATCAGGTCAAGCTCCATTATTTAATCCATCAGCAACTGATTATCAAGACTTTGAATTACCAAAAGATTACTTTAATGATTTAGTCAATAATATATTAAAGTACGCAGGATTAGAAATTAGAGAACCTATGGTTATGTCTTTTGCAAATAATGAAGAAATGAAAGGTAATCTACAAAATACACAGAAAAAAACTAGTAAAAAATAATGGCATATTTAACTGAGTATCAATATTACGAAAATAACGGTAACAGTCCTAAAAATAAAAATTGGGGTTCTTATCAATACGTTAGCTTAAAAGATATTGTAAATAATTTTATGCTTATGTATCAAGGAAACCACTCATTAGTAAATAATGAAGAAAGGTTTAAAATATTATTTCATGCTAAAAGAGGTATCCAAGAATTAAACTATGATGCTTTTAAAGAAATAAAAGCTTTAGAGCTTCAAGTTGATGATACTTGCAGATTTATTTTACCGGCTGATTATGTTAATTGGGTTAGAGTTTCTTTAAACAAGAATGGTTTATTACAGCCGTTAACTGAAAATATTAACTTAACTTCAGCAAAAGGTTATTTACAAGACAATAATTATGATATACTTTTTGATGAAAACGGAAATGCTTTAAGTCCTGAATACTCACAATTAGATATTGACAGAATTACAGGAAGTAAAAAAAGTATATACTTAAATGACAAAAGTCCTTTTGATAATAAAGAAGGATATTGTTGTGATGGAAAATGGTATTTTGATTATACCGTAGGAGCTCGTTACGGATTAAATACAGAGACTGCCAACTGTAACCCTACATTTAAGATAGATAAACGCTCAGGAGTTATTAATTTTGATTCTACAATGGCAGGTGAACTTGTAGTTTTAGAGTATGTTTCTGATGGTATGGAAAGTGGGGATGACTCATTAGTTTCTGTAAATAAACTATTTGAAGATTACATATATGCTTATGTTGAATACGCTTTATTAAATAGTAAACTTGGTGTTCAAGAATATGTTGTTAGAAGAGCACAAAGAAAAAAATCTGCGTTGTTAAGAAATGCAAAAATTAGAATGAGTAATATTCATCCGGGTAGATTGCTTATGAATCTACGTGGTCAATCTAAGTGGATAAAGTAATATGGCGAAAAGTAAAAGGCATTTTATAAAAGGGAGAATGAATAAGTCTCTCGATGAAAGACTTATACCTAACGGTGAATATGTAGATGCAATGAATGTTCGTCTTGGTTCTACCGAAGAGTCTGAAGTTGGTTCTGTTGAATCAACAAAAGGTAATGAAGTTTTAACAACAATAAACTTAGGTGTTTTTGGTGGAATTGAATATAATTTAAGTAATGATGCAAAATGTATTGGAGCTTTTGAAGACGGTGCTAATGAAACAATATATTGGTTTATACATGACAGCAATCAACCTTCTGTATCTACAGGTAAAGCTGACTTAATTGTTTCTTATAATGTAAACACAAAAAGTACTGAATACCACATAGTAAGTTTTAAAAGTCAAACAGACCCTACTAACACAACATTAAATTTTAACCCTCAATATTTAATTACTGAGGTTAATATGGTTGATAATTTATTGTTTTTTACAGACAATTATAATCCTCCAAGAAAAATAAATGTAAATAAAAGCTATGCTTATCCTACAGGGTTAGCTGCTGATGATGGATTTTTATCAAGTGATATTTTAGTAATAGTTAAGCCGCCTGCACAAGCTCCTGAAGTAGTAGGAGTTAGGTCTGATGAAACAAACTACTATTTAGAAGATAAGTTTATTTGTTTTGGGTATCGTTATAAATATGAGGATAACGAATTTTCTGCTACATCTCCTTTTTCTAACCCTGTTTTTAGCCCTAGTTCTTTTAATTTGTCTGTTGAGTCAAATTTAAATGAAGGTATGTTAAATCAATTTACCTCTGCTGAGGTAACTTTTAACTCAGGTGATAGTAGAGTTACTGATGTAGAAATATTATTAAAAGAATCAGACTCATCTCAGATAAGAGTGATTGAAAAAATAAATAAATTTAAATCTAACTATTTAGATAACACAAACTACAATCATTTATTTAGTGATAGCAAAATATTTACAGTTTTATCATCAGGTGAAATATTAAGGTTGTATGATAATGTTCCTTTAAAAGCTAAGACTCAAACTTTAATGGGTAATAGATTAATGTATGGGAACTATGTTGAGAATTATAACTTAGAAAGAAGTAATGTAGGCACTAACTTAGATTATTCTACAGAATTAGTATCTGAAGAAATAGATACAGTAACAATAGTTCCTAATACGCCACTTAGTAATACTTATACATTGCAAGGTTCTGTAACATCTAATGGTCAACTTGAAATACCTTTAGCTAATATAGAAAATAAATTAACTGCAGGAGCTATATTAACAGTAAATTTTAGAGTAAGCCATAATCAATTTAGTGGTGTCGTTACACCTATGCCATTAGGAACAAATGAAAATATATTTGTTGGATTTAGCTATGTTTTAAAACAAGATTTTGATTCTGTAGCTGATATGGTAAATAGTAATGATTTTCAAAAAGCTGTAGGTATTCCTTCAAATATTACACCTAATGCTTTCCCTACTCCTGATTATTGCAGTGGAGATACTTTTACAGATAAATTTAATTGTGCATTATTAAACTCTATATCTGATGTAAATGGTGTAGCTTATATAAAAAATCAATCGGGTATAAATAATCTTGGAGACCCTATTTCTGCAACTGTTACACAAGGAAACTCTTTACAGTTTATAATACCTGCTATGGCTTATTTGCAGCAAGGTCAAAGCTCTTTTAGTAATCCTTTTGTTGTTTATGAGTATTTTAACATTGAAGCTGCTAATTGTTTTTTCCAACAGGTAAGCAGTCCTATAAGCCTTCACAGTAACAGAGGCTATCAAATAGGTATCGTTTATATGGATGAGTTTAATAGAGCTACAACAGTTTTAACAAGTAATGATAATACAGTAAAGGTTCCTAGTGATAAAAGTAGTTCTGTAAATAAAGTAAAGGTTACAATCCCTTCAACTCAAATAGCACCTGAGTTTGCTAAAAGATATAAGTTTGCAATAAAACCTGATGCTGAAAAATATGAGTCAATATTTACTAGATTTTATTACACAGACCCTGATGAAGGTTATACTTATTTCCTTTTGCAAGGTGAGAATATAGCTAAAGTTGAAGAAGGCGATGTTTTAATCGTTAAAAAAGATGCGTTAGATGCTACAGCTTCTTTGGTAAAAGCTACTGTTTTAGAGAAAAAAGCTCAATCTGCAGACTTTATATCAGGTGTAGAATCCCCTGCGGGTGTCTACATGAAAATGCTTGCAAACAATTTTTCAGTTGTAAAAGAAGGAGGGACCGATATATTACCGGGGCAGCAATCAAAAGAAGAAAATTCAGGAGGTCAAAATGTTGCTCTTCAGTATAAAGGATTTTCTACAGACGATGGCTCAGGTAACTTTAGCAACCCAACTATTCCTGAAGGTAGTATAATTAAAATAGATTTTAACTTATATAGAAATCAACAAGGTAACGGTAACTCTTGTGAGTATAGAAAGTATAGATTAAAAAAGGAGTTTGTATCACCTAACACATATAATAATATAATTGATTGGTGGAATGGTGAAAACATAGGTGATATTATAGATACAGGAACTGAAAAAGAGCCTTCAAGTATAAACAATGTTTATATAAATACACTTTTAACTACTTCTTCTGAAATAGAAGCTTTTGAAGCCGGTGGTCAGTTTGGTACTAATAGATACCAATGGTTTCAATCATCATCAGGTGAAATTAGATTTTTAATTACCGGAACTGATTCGTGTCCGGGTAGTGGTGGTGACGCAAAAATTAGAGCTACATTTGAAGTTTTTAGAAGTGCAAATGTTATAGCTTTTGAAACAGAGCCTTCAGAGGCTTTGCCTGATGTATGGTATGAGGGTCAAGATTCATATCCTGTTAGTCCGTCAGGTCTTCATTTAGATGGTGGTAACTTTGCTGATATTAACGACCAAGACCAAACATCTTCTCAACCTGCTATACTTAATTTAAGGTTTGGAGACTGTTTCACTTTTGGTAACGGTGTTGAAAGCTTTACTATAAAAGATTCCATAAAAGGTAAATCTATGGAAATCGGTAATAGAGCTATTGGTTCTTTACAAGACGATTATAAAGAGTCTCATAAAAAGTTTGATATTACATATAGTGGTATATATAATGATGAAACTAATTTAAATCGTCTTAATGAATTTAATTTAGGCTTAGCGAACTTTAAACCATTAGAAGAATCTTTTGGTAACTTAAATAAGTTATATGGAAGAGAGACTGATGTGTTAGCACTTCAAGAAGATAAAATATCTTACGTGCTTTCAGGTAAAAACTTATTGTCTGATGCTTCAGGTGGTGATGTATTAACTTCTGTCCCTGAGGTATTAGGTAAGCAGATAGCAAGAATTGAAGAGTTTGGTATAAGTAATAACACTGAAAGTTTCGCTGCATATGGATATGATAAATATTTTACTGACGCTAAACGTGGTGCTTTAATACAATTAAAAGGAGCTGCCGGTTCTTCTGAACAACTAATTGTAATATCTGAAATAGGTATGAAAAGTTGGTTTAGAGATTTATTTAAAAACAATTTTAAGACTCAAAAATTAGGTGCTTATGACCCTTATATGAATGAGTATGTTTTAGCTAGTAACGATACTGAAATACCTTTTACAATAGATTGCACGCCTTGTAATCAAAGACAATCTTTTATACTAAAACAAGGAGATGTAACTACTTTCTGTGTAGAAACTAGCTCAGGTATTGGTTCTGTGTCAATAGATTCTCAAGTCCCTGTTGCTTCACCTGTAAATTTACAAGTATTTTATAATGGTTCTACTGTTATAAATCAAACTCTTTCTGCAATTTCATCTCATTCTTTTAATAAAAATGTAAGAAACTTAAATAAATATACAGTTCAGCTTACACCTAATACATCTGATTCTGACTTTAACTTGACAGCTAATTGTCCTGTAGGTATTCCATTAACAGTTATTGATATAGTTTTAACAAATAATGAAGATGCTAATAAAACTATACATCATAATTGGAGGTACACTGATGGGGTTCAGGCTGAATCTTCACCTGAATTACCCGCTGTATTTCAGTCTTCTGATAAATACATAAAAGCATCTTTTTATCAAATATTAGAAGGAAATGAAGGTGACGGTGCTATACCAATTAGAAGTCAAGATTTAACTATGAGAACTATTAAATATAGTTCAGATACTTACAATTTAAAAACTACAAATAGATTTGGTTATCATACCTCTAATACATTATATAGTATTCAGCCTGATGATTTATTAACTCTCGCTAGTAATTTAACACTATTAACACCAACTATTTCAAGAAATAATGCAGAGGCTACTTTTACTGTTCCTTCGGGAAGTTATACTTACTTGTATTTAGTTTGGGATTTAAGATTAACAGTACCAACAACTTTGTGTTCTGACAATATTAATAACCTTCAGGATGTTTGTTGTAATTGTGGTTGTGCAACAACAAATACCTTGTACACTGTAAGTAATAATAGTACTAGTCAAGTTCAAATACAATACACAAATACAAGTGGTAACTCTGTTAGTCAAGTGTTAGCATCAGGTAATAGAAGTGTAGATATATGTTCTCAAACATTTCCTGTTATTAATCCTGCTACTGCTAGTGTTACTGTTGTAGTTAAAGAGTGTGACTGTACTTAATATATATAAACTATGGCAAATTTTGATACATTTTACATAAACGGGAGGACCCTTTCTGATGCTACTGCTGTTTTTACTGACGCAGCTATGACAACTTTAGCTCCTCAAAACCTATATAGTGATGGTAACGTAATTAGATTTCAATCTGCAGCACTTACTAATGATATAGCTTTATTTTCAGACCAATCTGAAAACTGTAATGCTTGTACTACTGATTGTAATTCAGCAGTTAGTTTCTCTCAAAGTTATCAAACATCAGCATCTATGCAGGGTAGTGTAAACTTTGGCACAGAATCAGGTGCTATAAAAGTTACAATAAAAGGTGTTGGGCTAAGACCTATCGGTGTTGATTTACAGTTAGGTGGTAATCGTTATAATTATTTCTCAAGTAATAATTTTCAAGCTACACCTCAAAGATATAACACACCAAATTACTTGTTGGAAAAATCATATTTTTGGTCACTAAACGGTGTAGGTGCTTGCGGTAATTGGACTAATGGAACTGCTGATTTAGATATATTAAACTATAATCCTAATAGTGGTGTTTGGGAAGACACAGGAAATGATATTTTAAATCAAAGTTTAGCTAATAAATTGACTAATGGTTTTCCTCCTATACCTCCTACTAGTGTTGGTTCTGTAGCAGGTAACCTTATAACATATATACCTAAAAATTCTAATGCATCTGAAAATTTAGATGTCATATTTGAAACTCCTTGTGGTGCTATAGAATCATCTAATAGTGCGGGGAGAGGTTCTGCTATTATTACAGGTCCGATATTATCTGTTGATTGTCCTGTGGTGTTATCAAGTTTTGCATCAAGCATTGCTTTAGCAAGTCATAGTATAGCGTGTCAAGGAGGTCCTGCTATAAATGTACCAAGATATATAGGTCCTGTAAGGTCAACTAGTGCAGGAATTTTAGCTTTAGGAGACTTTTTATTTGATAGTCCTAGTGCTGCTGCCTTCACAGCTAACGGCTTTTATAGAACCAATGGCTCTAGCTTAAATGGAGTATCAACTTCTTTTGGAAGTTTTAAAGTTGAAAACGGAGTAGTAACAGAAATACAATCTTGTTAATAATATGCCAAATTACACAATAACATACAGCGAAAGCTCTAAAGGTTTTCCATCTTTTTATAGTTTTTACCCTGACTTTATGATAGGTATGAATAATTACTTGTATAGCTTTAAGGGTGGTCAATTATACAGACACAATACTAATTCAGTAAGAAATAATTTTTACGGAAGTCAAAATCAGTCTAGAATTTCAACTGTTATAAATCAACAACCTTTAGATAATAAACTTTTCAAAACAATAGGTTTAGAGTCTTCACATAGTTGGAGTGCTAATGTAACAACTGACATTTCACAACAACAAGCTACAGTGTTAGCAGGCAATTTTGAAGAAAAAGAAGGTCAGTATTTTGCTTATCTGCGTAATGTTGGTGTAGATGCTTCAGGACCTACCCTTACTGAGTCTGATTATAAATCAAGAAGCGTTAGAGGTGTAGGTGAATGCACGAGTGTTTCAGGTCCTGCCAACGCTACATCAATAGTTTTTAATATCAATATAGATATTAGTAGCTCTGTAAATATAAATGACTATATATACTTTGTTTCATCAGGTGATACATCCGCTACATATGGAGGTAGGATAACGTCTATCACAACAGACCAAGTAGCAGAGACAACAACTGTAGTTATAGATACTACTATTGGCTCAGGTGCTGCACCGGTTGCAACCGACTATATACTTGCAGCAAAAAATTCATCAGCAGAGTCTACAGGGGTGTCAGGTCACTATGCTGAAATAACTTTGAGTTTACCTTCGTCAGTTACTACTGCAAGTGAGTTATTTTCTATAGAGTCTGACGTAATTAAAAGTTATCCTTAAATTTAGTATCTTTGCTGATAAATGAAATTCAATATAATACCATTAAAATATGAGGACTACGACAATATACTTGTTGGGTGGTGGAAAGATTGGGGATGGGAAGCACCGATGCGTGAGTTCTTACCTCAAGATGGTGAAGGTGGTATTATAGTTTATGATGGTGACACACCTGTTTGTGCAGGTTTTTTATATAACACAAACTCTAAAGTAGCGTGGGTAGATTGGATTATCTCTAATAAACAATATAGAGTAAAACCAAACAGAAAAGAAGCTATAGAGTTACTCATAGATAGCCTAACAAATATGGCTAAGGGTATGGGTAAAGGTTTTACTTATGCTCTGATAAAGCACGATGGTCTTATAAAAACTTATAAGTCCTTAGGTTATACTCAGGGTGATTCGTATAATAAAGAAATGATAAAGGCATTATAATATGGCAGCATTTACAACTATAGCGGCAGGAGTATCAGCAGCAACTGCATTAGCAGGGACAACAGCTAGTTTTGTACAGGCAAGCAAGCAAAGAAAACTTGCTGAGCAAGCTCAAAAAGATGCAGATAAAGCGTTTGCAGAGGCAGCAAAAGAGCTTGATGTAAACTATATGAAAGAGCTTAGTATAGCTAAGCAACCTTATAAGATACAAAGAGAAAGACTTGCTTCGTTAGCCGCTCAAGGTATGGATATTGGTGCTGAATCTGATAGATTAGCATCTGCTACAGCAGGTAGAGTTCTTGCACAAGCTCAAAAAACTGAACAAGATATTACATCTCAACAGATAGCTGACATCCAAGCGTTAGAAGAAAAGATTGCAACAGAAGAAAAAGACTTAGCAACTAAAAGAGCTAACCTTGGATTAAAAGTGGCTGAAGGTGCAGGAGCTGCAGCAGCACAAGCACAACAACTACAACAACAAGCAACTCAGCAAGGTGTTGAAGGTATTGGTGAAACTTTAAGTTCAGCCTTATCTGAGGAGTTAATTCCATTATACGGCTTTGGTAATCAACAACAACAAACTGATGTTATCGATACATCATCTTTTGATATTAACGCTATAGACCCATCATCAAATATGTTTAGTGGCTCAGGCTCAGGTATGGCAAGCGTTACAGGAGTAAATAATTTAATTACACCTTAATAATATGGCTGAAGGTAGATATTATGGCTTTAAGGCTCAAGAAGATGCTCAAGTAATAAATTGGGCGAGTGTTGCTAAAGGTTTAGGTGACACTCTTACTGAAGAAGCAAAAAGAAGAGAAGAAAAAAAGAAGTCTATTGACGATGCTTCTGAAGCGTTAGGGGACTTTATTGCTAACTCACCTTTAGGTGGTCATGAAGGAACGGTTGCTGCAACAGCAGATTTAGCTAATCAAGCTCAAGAAATGCGACTTATGCAGGACCGTATGTTAAAAAGTGGTGAACTTAACATCAAAGATTATAATACTATGAGGGGTAATCTTGAGAAAGATGTCAAAACTCTTTATCAAAGTGCAAAAGAGTTTCAAGAATTATATGCTGAAGACATTAAAAGAAGTGGACCGGGTGGTTCTGCTGCTCTTCAAGAAACGTGGATGAACTCTCAGCTAGAAGGATTCTTAAACCCTAGTAATACTAAATATAGATTTAACCCTCGAACAGGAGAGTTAATGATAGGTACATTAGATGCCGATGGTAACTTAGACCAATCAACTATGAGACCCATGAGTGCTATTCAAAACGATGTACGAACTCGTATTGACGCTCTTGATGTTCCTCAGGCTGTATCTAATATCACTAAACAACTTCCGGGTAAATTCAGAATTGCTATAAACAATAAGAATATTAAAGATATTGAAGGCTTTGTTGACAACGAAGACTTTCAATCTGCTATAGATAAAGCTGCAAAAAGCTTAATAGTAGACCCTAGCAGTGAGGCTAGTGTTTTAACTAACTACTTAGGTGAGTATGGTATAGAAGACTTTACAACTAATCCTGATGAGAAAGGTGATGATAAGATATTAATGATACCAAACCCTAAGAATCCGGGTAGTGGTGCAATGATTCCTGACCTTACGGTTAATCAAAAAGAAAAAGCTAAAGAAGCCATCAAAGAGGCATTCTTGCTAAGCATAGGTTATAGAGAAACGGCTCAAACTAAAACAAAAGACTCGAAAGATAAATCGAAACCAAAAAGTACTTTAATACCTGACACTATGGCTTATATAGCTTCAGGAATAAAAGACTTACCTACAGATGAAACAGAAGCTGTATCGGTACTTACAGATAAGTTTAGTGCATTAGGATTTGATTTTAGCGAGGCAGATGCGTTTGACAGTACAACTGTTAAAGTTAAAATAGGTAAGTTAAGCCAAGAGTTTGACTTGAGTGATGACAATGGTATAGCTCGATTACAAAAATATTTAGAAAGTCAAGTTTCTGATAAAGATGTTTTACAAAGAGCCGCTGTAATGTATAAGGCTAATCAAATACCTAAGAGCAATAGTCAAGAGACTACTACTACTACTAAAGTTGACGCATTCGGAAACCCTATAGAATAAAAAATGGACAAATTAAAAGCTCTCTACAACAGCTATATTGAACAAGGAATATTAAGTAGTCAAACTACCTTTGAACAATTTTCTTTAGCAGATTCTAGTACTCAAGAAAACTTATACCAACAAGGTATTGACAATAAAGTATTAAGCTCTCAAACAGATATTAATACTTTTCAATCTGCTTGGGATGAAGTAAAAAAAAAAGACGAGTCCGTTTCTATTTCTCAAGAGGATGTTACGGAATCTGTTACACCGACAGAGCAGGAAGAAGTTATCTCATCGGATGTTTCCGAGACAATAAGTCCTCAAGAAGAAATTGACTTTCAAAATTGGATGGCTACAGACCCAAATGTTGTAGCTTGGAGAGAAGAGTTTAAGCAAACCTACGGTGAAGAGCCTCAGATTGACAATTCAAACTACGACTATCGTGGAGCTTGGAAAGCAGGTATTAAGCCTCAACCTAGTAAGGTTGATGGTATGTATCATTGGGGTAGCAAAGGTATTGATGGTGTTGATTTAAAATCAGAAAACCATCCAACACGATGGAAGTCTGACTACATGGATGCTACCGGAATAAATCCTGATGAAAGTGGTATAACAAAAGAAAAAGCTTTAGAGGTTATATCTAAGTCCGTTCAAACGGACGAACCTGTTGAAAGAGAATTAACGCCAACAGAGTTAGACGAGCGATTATATCAAAGCATTTATGGTAAAGCAATAGAAGCCGGTGATGTATCTGTTCCTTCTTTAGAGGATTGGAAAAAAACTCCTCAGCTTTATTCTCAAAAAGCAGATGAAGAGGATTTATTAACAATACCAAGAACTTTAGAGAAATCTTATGATGATTCTTTTACAGGTCTTATTGTGAGAATGATATCTAGTAGTGGTGCTACTCCCGGTCCTGTTTTAGGTCCTGTTTATACGGGTAAAGATGAACCCATAATTCCTACAGCAGATAAGTATACTACAGAGCCAATGTTTAATATAACAGATTATAAGGATGGAGATACTAATGAATTTGTTACAGGTATTTTAAGCACAGTCTTAGACTTTTTTGTTATGCCTGAGGTTGGAGTTGGAAGTGCTTTAATTAAAAGTGCTTCACAAGTTTTACCAAAACTACCAATCCTAGGAGCAGGTAAATACACCGTTGATGCTTTAGTTAAGAGAGGGATGAAACCTGAAGTTGCATCAAGAATAGTTCAAGAACAGCTACCTAAAGTTGTTAATCAATTAGATAAAGCAGGTTCTAAGTTCGGTTTTTTTGAAACTGCAAAAAATTTTCAAACCCAAGTAGAAGAATTAGGAGGTATAGAAAATGTAGACTTTACTCAATCTCCTGAAGCGTTTTCACAAGGTTATGGTCTTGGTGTAGGGTTAGGTTTAATAGGTCAAGTTGCTAGGCAAATACCTAGACTAGGTACAGCGTTAAAAACAGATGGAATTAAGAGTGTTTCACAAAAAGGTGTTACAGGTGTTTTAGGTGAAAGAGGTTTAAATAATTCTAGGATATTAGGTGCAGTAGGTGAGTCATTTGGTTTTACGGGTGAGGTAGGTACATTTGGTTATATTAACGCAACTACTCCAACTCTTAAAAACCCTAAGGGTGAGCTTACAGCAGAGTCTTTCAAAGATGGTATGACTGATGCTTTGAAATATGTTATAGCTTTTAGAACCGTTGGTTTAGCGTCTAAGATAGCTCAAGGTAAGTCCGTTTTCGATAAGCAATTCACAGAGTTTAATGAAGCTGAAAAAGAGCAAGCTTGGTCTTTAATCACTGATATAAATAGTAAGATTGAAAGCGGTGAGATTAACCCTAAACAGGCACGAAAATATTTAGATGGTGTTATAGATAGAGCAAATACACCTATAACTTTAGTTGAAAAAGTTATGCAAGAAATTTCAGGTCTAAAAAGTAATTTACCTAGACAAGAAATTTTCAATAAAGTTTTTGACATAAAAGCTGAGGCTCAGCCTAATGGTACATATAAAATTAATACGTTTTCAAAAGACGGGTTATTACTAACAAGTGTAACTGTTGAGGGTCCAATAGAGGTTAGTAACTATATAAGTGAATTTAGCAAAGAAAGAGATAATCAAATAAAAAAAACTAATGATGGTGAAGGCAACTACCCTGTTAATAACACCGTAAATTTTACTATTAATAACGACCCAACTCCTAAACAACCAACGACTGACTTAGCTTCTATTGATGAGCAAATAACAACAGATGATGTAGAAGAGTTATCACCTGAAGTAAAAACAGAGGTAGATGCAATTAAAGCAGATGAGAATATAGATTTATCAGAGCTTGATGAAATAACTACAACGGAAGAAGCTCCTGAGTTTAGAAGAAAACCTCTTACTACTCTGACTGAATCTCAAAATACAGAAACAGATGCTAAGGAAGCTCAGATATTAGAAACATTAAATGAAAGAGCTGACAACTTTATAAATGTAAGTGAGATTAAGGAGACTGAAGCCACACCTTCTCAAATAAATGTTGAGGCTTTGAATCAAAGAACCGGTGGTAACTTCAAGGAGATAGATATAAAAACACTTGATAATGTTCCGGTAATGTTTAACATATCAGACCAATTAACAACGGGTAACTACAATCCAAATGTTACTGATGTAAACCAAAACTACTCGGTAACAAATCCATTTACAGGAAATGAAATAATAAATCTAAAAGGTGGTTTAGGATTTAGCTCTGTCAAAGGTCACGAGAATATAGCTTGGGCTAGTGTTACTCAAGATAAAGTTAACAACCAAATAAACTCAGCTATAAAGATATACGAAAACAATAAACCTAAATTCGATAAGCTTTGGGCTGAAGGTGTTTTACCTGACGGTCATATTCCTATGGTTATTGTTAAGATGGGTAATGACAGTATGAAGAGTAATGAAGCCTTAATAAGAGTTATTAAAGATAACTTGGCATCATTCCCTGCTAAAAATAAAATAGCCGCTCTAAAAGCTTTAAATGAAGAGCTATCAAATGTTAAGGATAAGTATAAAAAAGTAGTTGATACAGGTCTTACGATGCGTGGTAAAAAAGCATCAAGTGAAACAATTAAAAACTACTCTAATTTTATTGCAGAAATACAGGATGTTCAAGATATGATTAAGCAATCAAAGGCTAAATCTATTGAGGATATATTATCTACTGAAAACTTACAGTCACTAAAAGGTATAACATCGGTAGCTCAGATAACAAACCTTATAACAACAGGTAATTTTAATGTATTAAAGAAGCAGCCGGGTAAAAGTAAAAAGCCTGTATTAAAAGCATTGTATGGTGACAACCCTTCTCAGCAAGACATAAATAAGTTTAACATTAAAAAGATTGCAGATGTAATAACAGAGCCTGAGCTCGCAAACGTACCTCAAAGAAGTGCGTTTATGGTTACATCTATTGACGTTAAGAACCCTCAGACAATTAGAACAAGTCATCCTAACTATCCTGTTGGACCAAAAGGACAAGTACTTGGTATATTAAAACAACCTATATCAATAGTTAACTTAGTTCCTTCAGCATATAATAATGTGGCTTTAGGTATTGCAGAGGAGATTACCGGTGAGAGAGGGTCAAGAAGTGATGCAGAAAGATTAGTTCAAACTATACCTGTTCAAGCAGGTTTAGTTAATAGAGAACTTCTTGGTACACCTATAGGTATAAACCCGGACAGTAGATTTATAGACTTCTTGCAACGCTCATTCCCTGAAACCAACATGGTTGTTGATGCAGAAACTTTTAATAGTGTGATGGAGCGTGACGGTGTGAAGAAATATTTAAAAGACGGTGATGTTATATATGGTGTTACTGCTAACGGAGAGATATTTATAAACCCTGAGGTTCACAATACAAGTTCAGCTTTATATAACACAGCGATTCACGAGATGGGTCACGTGTGGACTAAGTACATAAAGCAAAGTCCGAAAGGTAGAA